GCCGGCGTAACTCTGCCTTCCTCCAACTACATCACCGGCTTCGGATACAGCGAGGAGTTCCCCTGGGCATTCCTGCCTGATGAAGCTTCTGGCGGTAGCGCTTCCACGTTCGTTCCCGACTATGTGCTCTCGGGCTCTGGCACCGGTGCGCTGTATGTCGGCGGCAACTATGGCAGCGGCGGCTGCGGCTTCTGGTACTTCAATGCGGGCAGCTCTGCGACCGGCACGGGCGGCGACCTCGGCTCCCGACTCCTTTATATCCCCTAATGGGGGTCCGGGGGTCGCAACCCCCGGGGCTTCCGTCATAAACCGCCCCGCATCCCAACGGGAAAAATCTATAACGGGGTGCGGGGCGAAGCCCCGCCGAATTTTTATATTTTTCACTATAACGTATTTCGTTATTTTCTCACAAAATACTGGCTACCTCGCCGGTTGGGGCTATAATCTCTCCGGGATTTCCTGCGCGTGCGAGCCGGGCCTGCGGCTTGTGAACTCGAACTCTGGCACCAATGCGCTGTATGTCGGCGGCAACTATAACAGCAACGACAACTACGGCTTCTGGTACTTCAATGCGAACAACTCTGCGACCAACACGAACGGCAACCTCGGCTCCCGACACCTTGTTTCTTCCCGACATTGTGCAGGAAAATCCACACCGCTTGGTGAAAATATTGCCGATAGGACAGGGCTTAGTAGGATCTCTCGAAAGGCTCTGAGGCAAACAAGGAGAGAAGTCCTATGCCCAAGAAAGTCGGTCACCTCTACGAAAAGATGTGCGACCGGGACTTGATCCGCGCAGCCATCATCAAAGGCAGCAAAGGTAAAAAGCGTCGTTGGGACGTGAAGGCCGTTCTTGCCGATGTGGATGGTTATGTGGAAAAAGTCTATAACCTGTTATCCCAAGAGAAGTACGTGCCGACTCCGCCAAGAGAGAAGCAGATCTTCGACAACAGCTGCCAAAAGCAGCGCATCATTAGCATCGTGCCGTATTACCCGGACGGCATCATTCATCAGCTTTGTGTTATGGCCATGCAGGAAGTGCTCATGCGCGGAATGTATCGGTGGAGCTGTGCTTCTATCCCGGGAAGGGGAAATAAGTGCGCCACCGATTATGTCCGGCGAGCATTGAAAAACGACCCCAAAGGCACAAAATACTGCTTGAAGATGGATGTCCACCATTACTATCCGAGCATATCCCCACGGCGTCTGATTTGGGCGCTGGCTCGAAAGATCAAGGACAAGCGCTTCTTGAAGATCGTCTTCGAGATTGCGGCGTCAAATCCCTCCGGTGGCCTCGCCATCGGGTTTTACATCAATCAGTGGCTTGCGAATTACTATCTCGAGCCGCTGGACAACTTCATCCTGACCCTGCCCGGAGTCAAATACTATGTGAGAAACATGGATGACATGGTTCTGCTTGGCCCCAACAAAAAGCAGCTCCACCGGGCGAGAAAGGAAATCGAGCGCTTCCTATGGCAGCACCTCGGCCTGCGGCTCAAGAGAAACTGGCAAGTGTTTCCCGTGGCTGTCCGAGGCATCGACTTTGTCGGCTTTCGCTTTTTCCGTACGCACACCACCATGCGGCGCCGCAACTTCCTGCGGTTCGCCCGGCAGTGCCGACGGGTCCAGCGCATGATAGATACCAACAGCAAGATCCCGTATCGAGAAGCGGCCGGACTGCTCGCAAGGGCGGGCCAGCTCAGACATTGTAATGCCCACAAGATACGGGTCGCGTACTTCGACCAAATCGGAGAAAAACGGCTGAAAAGGATCGTCCGCGCTGAGAGCAAGCGAAGGCTTGAGAATGCTGCGTAGGAGGATACCCATGTCAAATCTGCAAATGATCGAGACGCTATGCGTCCTGGTCGAACATCAGGCAAGCGTTATTCATCACCTGTCCGTTCAGCTGGCCGAGGCCCGGTGCCTTACGGAAGCCGAGCAGCAGATGATAGATGCCACCAAAAATGAATACTCGGCGTTTCTTGGCGCCGGGGAGTTCCTTGACAATCTTGAATAACCTACATGAAAGAGCAGCGCGAAAGCGCTGCTCTTTTTCTATGCAGAAAGGAGCTTACCTATGGAAGATCGTTGTGTGTGCTGCGGCGCCATCGTTCCCGAGGGCAGAATGGTTTGCCCCATGTGCGAAAAGGAGGCCGATGCCAAAATCTCTCGGGAAGGAGGTGGTGCGAATGGTAACTCTTAACGTTGGCAGCCTCGTCCTTGCCTTCATCGCCGCCATGGGCATCCCCAGTGCGATCATGGGCATCATTGTGAGACGTATGGAAAAGCGTATCGCAAAGAGGGACGAGGCCAGAGAAGCAAAGGACAAAGCTCAGGAGCAGCTGCTCCTCCTGATTGTCCAGAGCAACGGAGCGGCTATCGCTCTGGGCGAGGCAACCGCCCGGGCTGTTCAGCGTATCCCCGATGCCCATTGCAATGGGGATATGCACGAAGCCTTGGCGTATGCCACAAAGGTTAAACATGAGCAGAAGGATTTCTTAGCAAAGCAGGGTATTCATGCCCTGGCAGAATGAAAGGAGTAAATTATGTTCGACATTACTGACATCATCCTGGCGGCTTTGGCGCTGGTGTCTGTCATTATCTCCACGGTTGTGGTTCCTTATGTCAAATCCAAGACCTCTGCGCAGCAGCAGGCAGAGATCAACTCTTGGGTCAAGATCGCCGTGTCTGCTGCCGAGCAGATCTATGTCGGCTCCGGCCGCGGCGCAGAGAAGAAACAGTATGTTCTTGATTGGCTGCATCAGCGCAATATCACCGTTGACGAAACCAAGCTGGATGCCATGATCGAGAGTGCTGTGTATGCCCTGAAGACCAGTGGCCTTGTCGCCTTGGAGGTAACCAATGGTTAACATCATCGAAAAGGGCGGCTACCTCGTCGATGCCGCCACCGGCCAGAAGGTCGTTTTCTATGAGTGTGACCCCGAGAAGAACACCGAGTGCGGCAAACAGATGTGCCGTCACGATGCCGCAGAGGACGAGGGCGGCTTCGGTTTTTGCGCCAAGACTGATAACCCCGCCTTCCGCAAAGACGGCGGTAGGGCTTGGTATGCGGTCAAAAAGACCCCTGACGAGGGTGAGCCTTATTGGGGGCGTGAGTACATCGAGGGGGTGTAAGCCATGATGTCTGTTGCTGAATGCCTCGCCTATGTCGAGAGTCATCTGGAAGTGCGCATTGCCACCCAGAACGGTGCATGGAGATCTGGTCGCAAGATCAACCCCGATGGCTCGGTTAACCATTCTGTCGGCTGCGCCCAGCCCAGCGTCGATGTCTTTTTCAATCTCATGAATAAGACGAGCGCCGGTTGGGGCGTAAACGCCCTTCTGGGCGACTTCCATAAGGGCGAGGGTCGCATCATTCTTGCCCTTGATATGAACACCCGCCCCTGGGGCTGCGGTTCCGGTCCGAAAGGATCTTGGAACAACAGCAAGATCCAGTGGGAGGTCTGCGAGCCTGCCGGTCACACTTACGCAGGCGGCACCATGATCGGGTACGACGTGGCGAAAAACACACCGTACTTCGAGCGCATGTGGAAGATGCTCGTGGCGTGGAACGTCTATTGCGTGGTCAAGCTGGGCTATCCCGTGGATGGTATCAGAGATCACGCCGAGTCCCACAAAGCCGGCTATGGCTCCAATCATGGTGATATGGGCCACTGGCTCCCGAAGCACGGTAAGAGCATGGACGCCCTCCGGGCAGAAGTGCGCAACATTCTGAATAACAAAGAGGAGGACGACGATATGGATGTCGCAAGATTTAAGGAACTGTTCGATGAAATGCGCAAGGAGCTCCGCGACAACGACTCCAGCGAATACTCCGAGGAGGCTCGCGCCTGGGCTGTCGATACCGGCATCATTCAGGGCGGCGATGCCAAGGAGTTCAACGGCATGTGGGAGGATATGATGACCCGCGAGCAGCTGGTCACCGTTCTGTTCCGCTTTGCCAAACTCGTTGGCCTTGCGTGATGGCGGGTAAGCGAGAGAAAAAGCGCCAGAAGCGCGAATGGAGTAAGATCTTCCCCCTCATTGTGGTGCTGCTTGGCTTCGTGATCGCACAAGAGTGCTTGGTGCTTATGGTACTCTGCGTAATCAGGGGCTATACGGCAACCGCAGCGTGGCTCACAGCCGCAGTCGGTTTGGCCGAGGCCGTCATAGGCCTTGGCCTGAACAGCTACATGAGCCTTGCAAAATCCGACCACAAAGAGGGTGGCATCACCTTCGAAGCTGCCAAAGCGAAAGGCTTTGAGCGCCCGGACGGGAACAGCCCGCCCATCTAAAATACCAGCCCCCGTGCACTATTGGGTCTCCCTTAGTGCGCGGGGGCTTCTTTTTTTATGCTCCTACGTCCGAATTTATAACCTGTTTCGTGATAATCTGACAATTTACAATCTGATATGACAGGAACTGTTATATTATACGAGAGGAGCGCTAAAGACATGATTAGAATTCTACTGTCCAGGAAGCTTGGCGAAGTTCGATGGACGCAAGCTGACCTCGCACGGGCCACGGGTATTCGACCCACCACGATCAACGAAATGTATCACGAAATGGCAGATAGGGTAAACCTCGAGTATCTGGACCTTATCTGTGAAGCGCTGGACTGCGACTTGTCTGAGATCATGGTGAGAGAGCCGAACCCCGAGCCGAAGGTGACCCACTACAGAGCGGGTCTCAGAAAAAAAGGGAGTAAGTAGGAGGACCTGTTTTCCGCCTGCTTGCTCCCTTTGTGCCTTGATTGGGACGCAGAAACGCCCACCTTGCAAATTGCAGGGTGGGCGCTCTTTTTATACAGCCTTGGGCATATATCGGAGGTTCTCGGTGCCGATGTTAATGTTGTAGGCTTCTGCTGCCTCGGCAGCTTCTGCGAATGTGGGGAACGTAAGCATTGAGCCGCGAACCCTCACCCAAGACTCAGCGGCGCCGAAAATGGAGTTTGCCGATCTCACGGCCCAAATGCCCCAGCATTCACCGGTGTACTCTCCCGGGAAGTCGATGATCTTCGAGTCCTCGTGCTCGTCCTCGTAGTCAGGGAGGCCGTTCAGCCAGTTTTCGATGATGGGGATATGCGGGAATATGTAGTCGGCAATAAAGCCGCCCACAGCGAGGATAATGGCGAAAACGCCAAGGTATCCGGAGAGGAGAAAGAGATCATCCATTATTTACAGCCTCCTTCATCTTGATATAGGCCCAACCGGTCAGCGAGGTACGGCTATCCATCATGTCTTCCAAGGCCTCCTGCATACCGCAGGCGTCACAGATCTGCACGTTCGCTCGGCGACTCAGAGCGTTTCGAGCAGGACTATCGTCCATGGTGTCCCGGCCGCAGCGGGGACAGGGATAGGGGTGCTGGCTCTGGATCTTACCAAAGTTCTCGAGCATCTGCTTTGCCAGCTGCTCGTTGAGCTCTTTGCAGAACTCGTCATAGCTCATATGGCCGGCTGCCTTCATGGCCTCGCTGGCAGCGGTCAACTCGTCAGGTGTCCAATCTTTGCTCATGGTGTCCTCCTTAATCGTCAATGGTGAAGTGGATGCCCTCTGTCAACAGGACGGTCCCCACACCGGGTTCATAGCTTAACATGTTCCTGCGGCCGATGTAGTCGGCGGGCAACTCGCCGGCGGCAACTCGGTCGAGGTTGAAGGGGCTTGCCTCCCACTTGCCAATGTAGTTCGGAGTGCTGCGTTCCATCCTCTCCCATTCCTTTTTCGTGAAGTGCTTCATTCCTGCCCCTCCATCATCCGAATGTAATCCTGCTGGGCAGCGATCAGCACGTCCACGATGTCGCCGTATTCGTGCTCGGGACCGGAGCAGATCCAGATCACCAGTGCAATGTCGTTGAGAGCCCAATCGCTTTGGTTCATCTCAAACAGCCGGTTATATTGGTAGTTTGTGCCGTGGTCAAAGTAGCCGTTGTCAATGCACAGCTGGCGAAGCTTCTCAGTGGTGGTAACCATTGTTCTTCCTCTCTTTCTGCCGGGGAAAGCCGCCCCGGCTCGGCATTGTGGTTTAATCGTTACGCTTGTAGATCTCACAGCCGGCAGCCAGAAGATACGGCGTCATGTCGGCATCCTCGAAACTGAGGGGCGTGGAGCAGTGACGGGAGACATGCTTGGATGTGTGAACAATAACGGGAGCGTATGCCTGCTTCGTCTTACTGTTATAGACGGCGACCACCACATCTTGGTCGGGCTTGATAAGCGGTGCCTGTGCCTTTTCCACCATCGCTGTATAGTCATAATAGGTGAAGTCATTCGTAAGGACGCAGCACTCAGAGCTGGTGGTCAGCTTGCATTCATCACGGTATACGCGGATGGTTGCGCCGATGATGTATGGCGCTCCATCCCGGAAGGTGCCGGCATCGATGCGGACCTTACAGCCTTTCAGGCCGTAGTCATCAGCATCTGCGAGGTCGATCTTGAGTACGGGGTACTTTCCGAAGTTTATGGCAAGGGCAACCTCCTGCCGATCTTTCAGGTACTTCATTTTAGCAGCCTCCTTTCTTTCTGGCGATGCAAAGGTACAGATCATAATCCAACTCGAACTCATACTGGGGAAGCTGGGCGGCCAGTTGCTGGGCGAGCATGAGGTGCATCGTGCGGCCGGTCACTCCCCAGAAGGCTTTGCAGGCACCCTCTCGCTCGACAATGGCAACGAACTCGTCAACCTTTCCTTCGTCGTTGCGGTTGAAGCCCATGGAAAGGGAGCGTATCTCGCGCACCGCGTACTCCTTGCCGTTGCGAGTATCGACGTATACGCTGTACAGGAGCCCTTCGCACTCCTCCTGCCGGACATAATCGATATAGCGGTCATCCTTCTCGAGGATGGAATTGAGCTTGCGCTTGGTGATGATCTCGATAACGTCAGTAGTCATAATTAAACCTCCAATTTTTTGACGATAATGGTAATGCCGACATAGTTGTTAATAGCGGGATAATGCTCGGGATATACTTCCACGACCTCGTAAGCTGCCGCGGCTCGAAGTGTGATTTCTCCGGCGGGTCCAAAGTAAATGCCCTCGGAGTTATTGGGGTCTTCTGCCACCCATACGGTGGTGTGCTCATATACCTTGTAGAGCAGGTCTGCCAGTCTCATAGGATCCTCCTTAGGTGTCAAGTCCGATACTGTGGTATACCCACACACCAGCAGGAACATCGAAGAACGAGATCCAGTTGGTGAAAGGTTTTCCAGTGCAGTCATAAGGGGAAAAGGGGCAGTCAATCCAAGAGCTTTCCTCGAAGTCAGTTTTGTCCTCCGCGCTCATACTTCCGGGAATGAACTGTTTAACGAGAACCCCATCAATTCCGAAGTCCTTAACGACGACCCAGTTAGCTTCTTTCTTAGGGGCTCCGATACCAAACTCGGCATTTCTCTTGTTGCGCTTGTGGCGGTATTCCTCAGCATAGTCCTTGCCCCGCAGGCTCCGGAGGATGCCATAGACCATCCAGTCATCAGGTGTCAGTCTGCTCATGATCTGTACCTCCTTATCGAAGTCTGTAGGTCTTGTTGCGATAGCCTACGATGTAGGCGTTCTTACACTTACTGACCGTAACGTCAGCTTCGCGGATACGCTCATATCCGAAACGCTTGCGGATGATGCGCTTGGCGATCTCCATAGCCTTGTCGGTGATGTTCTCGGTCTTGCGGCTGCTCTCGCGGGCGATATAGCGGCTGAGCTTTTTGGCTCTTGCGGCCTTGGCCTCTTCTTCGGTGCCGTAGTAGGTACCGTGGCGTCGATCCTCACCGATCTTGCAGAAACGCTCCTGGTTCAGGATCTCGAGACGGTTGTTCCAGATAGTTGCCCATCCGGAGTTGCTGTGGGGAACCACATCGGGGTCGAGTGCTCGGCCGACAATGATTTCCACACCTTCGATGCCGGCTTCCCAATCGGAGAATGTTTCAACCATGACGCGGATGATTTCGGAGCCGTTGGTGAGGTCAACCTTGGAGGTCTCGCCCTGGGAGCCGCTCATGGAAGCGGAGTTGATGGTGTAGCCCTTGCCGATGTACTCGGCGACGATCTCGGTGTACCGCTTGTTGATGTCAGCGTATTTCATGTTGCTTCCTCCTTAGTGGTTGTTGCAGATAAAACCATTGGGACCGTACCAGCTCTTGTTTCCAAAATCATTGTCACAAGCGAAGAGCTTACCGGTTCGCTTTGCGGCTCGTCTGGCGTAGCCTGCCGCCTGTTCTGCGATAGGGGTCTTGGTGATGCGCTTCCGGTTTTCGTCATAAATCCAATAGATCTTCAT